TTGTCGCAACTCACTTAATGCTTCATTCTTTTGTGTGTTCGCTTTTGTTTGACCTTCTTGCAGTATCTTCAAAGTAGCTGCTGCTGAGCTTTTAATTTCACCTTTCTTTTTACCACTCTTATACATCAAGCCACTAGTGACAGTATCAATTTTCCCACTCAATGAAGCTGCAAGGAATTCTTCTTGTACTTCTGATATTTGAGAAAAGAACCCTTCACGAATTTCTTCAATGTCTTCAAGTGCAGCATGAACAGAGAATTCTTTGAATACTTCAGGAGCACCAAAGAAACCCATGCCCATAGAGCCAGCGACAAAACAAAAAGCTGCCAGTCGATAGGGCTTTGCTTTTAGTTTTACTTTTTTAGTTCTGTTCTTGATTCTTATTTCCTGCAATTTGTTCAATGCTCCACGTTTTAAGAATTCCCAACACACAACCAAAGCAAAGAAGGCTGCGAATATCAGTTCTTTTATTTGTGGAAACTTGTTTGACATGTGAATGCAGATGCCAATACCTAAGATTGCACTAACGGATTGAACAAAGATCATTGCAAGTTTTGCTGCTTTGTAAAATGGTTCGTCAATGTCAACTTGTGTTTGTGGCTTAAATTTCTCGTTTAGCTTTATTTGTTCCGCTTCATTTACTTGCAAATTTGACAAGTCATCTAAAATGTCTGTGATTTCCATATCTTATTATTTTTGTGGTTCATTACAAATATACAAAAAATATTACTTATATCATATAGTACGTATTGTGTGAATGAATAAAAATGCTTATATTTGGGGTATGGCATTGAAAGAAAATGAATATAGAAAAGAAATTCACCTTCCAAATGATGTGAAAAAAGACTTGATAAAACAAGCTGCTGATGGAAACTATAATTCACCAAAACACATGATTGAACAAATGGTGATTAGAAGTGTAAAAGAGTATCAAGAAAAGAATCACTGATCAATAAAAAACAAATCATGAGCTTACAAAAGCAAATTTCAGAACTTCAAGCAGAAAATCGTATTCTTCATGCAGAAAATGAAGAACTAAAAGAAAAACAGAAAGCATTCCAGGAAGAACTGACACAAGAGATTGAAAGATTGAGAAAGTTAGGACCTTGGAAAAGGTTTTGGGGTGCATGGTCACTGGTGCTCAGTCTCATTACAACAATAGAAGAAGGATTTAAAAAGACCAATAGTTGATTTTTCCCCCGAAAATCACTATATTAAAAGAGTAAACTATATTAAAACGGGGGTTTTTATTAAGTTTTACTTTTTTATATTTAATAGGGGTGCTTGTTCATCCCTATTTTTTAAGATATTCAAAATACAAGGGTAGTGCCTTGTTCCTTTCGCAATTAATTTTGCTTAATGAAGTGTTTGGTTGGGGGTGTTCGTTGTGGTTCGCCCCCTTTTTTAATTATAGATATGAACTACCCACCACAAGAGCCAAGAACCCATAACACAAAGAAAAGACACCCTTTTATAGTTTATGATAGGGAATAAATAAAACAGATGTCAAAACACGCAGACAAAAACAAGAAGATTTCAAAGTCAATGCAAGGCAATAAGAACGCAGAAAAATACAATGAAGAATTCGTTGTTACTGTTCTAGAAAAAATGATTGCTTTTGCAAAGACACCAGATACTGTTGAAATTCTTTGTCAAGATGAAATGTCGGAAAGTGAAAAAGCTGGTGGTGGCAGAAGAACGGTAACCAAGACGGTTCAAAAGAAGCCACACTTGAAGAAAGAGTTGTTGATTCAGTTTGAGATATGGTCAAAGAATTGGTTTAAACAGATAGGTGAAAAGTTTGCCGAAAATGAAACTGTTTCGGGATTGTTGGAAGCAATTGACATGATTTGCGAGATAAACAGTTACTCAGCAGCAGCAAATAACACTTCAAATTCTACTATCGTTAGGATGAATTTAATTAATCATTACAATTGGAGTGACAAGTCAAGTGTTGATATAAAAGTCAATAAAGGCGAAATGTCTGATGAAGAAATTGATGAAGCTTTAAAGAACTATGAAAAAAGGAATAAGTAATGCCAAAAAGAGTACCAATAAAGCAAAAAACAAATAGCATGTATTTGCGCAAGTTTATAATTAAGTACAAGCACCCTGAACGTTACAAAAGGTTATTTAAGAGATAGATAAAAAAGGAATAAGTAATGAGCAAAGAAAAGATAGTTGAATTTGATTCTTATTGGTTAAACATTGATATTAATGCACCAGTTAATCCGCAATTGTATAGTAAAAAGTTCACCAAAGAAGATTTGGTGCGCAAAATGAACCCAGATAAAGAAACCAAAAAATGGGCTGAAAAATATAAGGGGCTACCTAAAAGATAGATGAAAAAAGGAATAAGCAAAGCTAAGTACTTGGAATTGCTTCTTGAAAAAGAAAGGAGAAAAGCAAGGACTGATTTCTTTACTTTCTTAAAAGTTCTTTCTCCACCTGAATTCAATTGGAATTGGCATCATGAATATTGCTGCAAGATTCTTCAAGAATGGATAACAACTGATAAGTACCCTTTTTTAATGTTGTTCATGCCACCGCAGCACCAAAAAAGTACAATGCTTACTGAATTTCTACCTGCTTGGGCTTTTGGTCAATCAATCGACTATCAAGCCATATTGGTCATGTACAATTCTACAATGGCCAAGAAGTACAACAGGAAGATTCAAAGGATAATGGAGAGCGAGAAATACAAGCTTATCTTTCCTGAAACAGGTTTAAATGAAAAGAACGTTGTAACAATTGCTAAAGGTTCTTATGTCAAGAATAGTGAAGAATTTGAAATTGTTGGCGGTAGGGGCTTTTTAAAATCAGTAGGTGTTCAAGGTGGTATTGCTGGAAATCCTGCAAAGTTGGCTTTCATGGATGATGTAATAAAGAACGTTGCAGAAGCCAAGAGTGAAACCTATAGAAATGCGGTTTACGATTGGTACACAGATGAGCTTGAAGCACGTCTGCATAATGATTCAAAAGTAGCATTCACTATTACAAGAAGGCATGAAGATGATTTGGCAGGAAGGCTCCTTGATAGAGATGGAACAATAGAAGAAGGTGGTAAATGGAAGGTGATAAAGTTACCTGCAATTAAAGATGATGGTGAAAACCCAGATGATCCAAGACAAATTGGTGAAGCTTTGTTTCCTGAATTGCACAGCTTGGAAAGGCTTTTGGATATTAAGGAAAAGAATCCTGAAACGTTTTCGGGTCTTTATCAGCAAGAGCCAAATGTTAAAGGTGGTGGACAAATCAAAGGTGAATGGTTCATTCAAAAGAATCCAAATGAATTGCCATTTGATATTGATTCGGTTAACTGGCATATTTTTCTTGATGGTGCTTGGACTGAAAAAGTGAAGAATGATGAAACCGCACTTGCCTATGCTTACTTTGATAAAGTTAATTTAAAGTTGTATATTCGCAGGGTAACGAGTTTTAGAAAAAGGATTTCACAGGCAATAAAATTCATCTTAGAAGAAGCCCCAATGATGAATGTAAGCAAGACGAGTAGTTTTGTTAATATAGAAATGAAATCAAGTGGACCTGCTTTTTTTGACTTCCTTAGAGAAGAAAACTATAATTGTGTTGAGATTGAAAACGATACTGTAAAAAAGGGCAAGCATACTAGAGTTGAAGAAAGTGAGCCACCTTTAAGGGGTGGAAAAGTAATACTAATAAATGAAGGCAATTGGATTCCTAGCTTTATAAAGCAATGTGAAAGCTTTCCAAATGCAAAGCATGATGATAAGGTTGATGCGCTTTGTTATGCTATTCATGAATATTTAATTGAAGAATCAAATCCACATATTGCATAATATGAAAGAACTAACACCATTACAAAAAATTCAATTCGAAGCAATCGAAAAGATTGAAGCCTACATTGAAACACTTGATGAAGGAGCAGAAAAAGGAGCTGCAAAAGAAACTGTTCGTGCACACGAACAAATTCTTTATAGGCTAAGATATAGAAAGCCAAGACCTAAAAAAGAAAATTCCCTACCAAAGAAAAATCCGTTCAAGAAAAAGATTCTAACAGCAGGAGAAAAAGCGATCATTGCAAAGAACCAAAAGATTGACAACTCTGGGGCTCCAGTAAATGCATTCAAGAAAGTCGCAGGAGCCAAGAAAGAAGCAAAGGCAATCAACAATTCTGCAGCACCCAAAGACCCGTTCAAGAAAGCGGAAATATCTGCAATTCCAACAGAAGAAGAAAAGAAAGGCAAAAAATTCAATGCTTATAGTAAGTTGACCAAACAACAAAAGCTTGCAATTTGGGATTCTTACGAAGCAAAAGAAACAGTTTCTTCTATCTCTGAAAAGCTTTGGATTACTGAAAAGGTGATTAACAAGTTCTTAGAAATCCCATCAAAGAAAACAAAGAAAGCTTCAATTGAAGTTTCCCATAA